TTCTGAAGCCTGTAGAGCAGATATAGTCTGAGATTGCGAGTGTGTTTACATCATTAGTCAATGTCTGATACATTAATGCCCCTGTGAGGTTTGATTCGTGGTCCCCTTCAGCCGATTCACCTATCTCGAAGGGATCAGGACCAGAGATAACAATGAGTCCGTCAGAGGTGCTAAAAACAGCCCCTCCATCAATCGGTGTAATAGAGTCTGCATTGTTACATACATGACGAGAAAGGGGAACAATATTTGAAATAAGAATATCTCCTTGTCCGATATTCATAGTCCATATTCCTTCCTGGGTGAAACAGAATAATGGATATTCACCAAACTGTCCCTGTGATAATGCTATTGCGTTGGTTGCAAAGCCTACAATGGTTCTGTTGCTTACCCTATAGCTGTTCTCTGCTGCAAAATAGAAGGGATTATTAAGCTCACAAGCCTGTACTCTGTTCTCATCGACATAATACTGATCAGTCGTAGTCATTGTATGGACCGTTTCTGTTCCTGCGTACTCATGTGAGCCACCATCCCCCCAGGAATAGTTAAGAAATTCATGTGCTTTCAATTCTATCTCAGCCATTATATAATTTGTCCCTGAGAGTTTCATTATTATTCTCATCTTGGTTGCTCTGCGGTCAGGATAACCAATATAGTTCACCCATTCAAACTCAGGCTTTGTAGCCCCTGAATTATAATAGTTAAATTCTTCCCATCCTGAAAAGATAGTCTTTGTCCCTTCAGGAGTAGTAATATCAACTTCAATACCTACATCGTATGCTGTACTTGTGGATCCACCTGATACCTGCCTTATAAAAAACTCGGGAGAGAAACCGATAAACAGCTTATTTGTGATATTACCGAAGAATAACCTGGAGTTATATGCAAAAGGATTACATTGACCAATCAGCCGGTGATGAGTATTGTTGTCAACTGGCATGGTGTCCCTGGTATTCAGATCTGAAAAGTTATCTGAAATATAATAGAACCCCGTAAAGGTTTTCATATCTATACTTTCAACCTTGTAATAGTTAATCTCATCAGCTATTGCAGGATCATCCTGTTTGGGCAGGTAGTTATCACTTAATAAACCAGCCTTTAGTTCCTTTGGTCTGGTCATATAAACATTAAGGCGGGTGATTATATCTTTATACTTTGCCTTTACGTCATTCAGCCAGGATGTATCTGAAATACTTATTGTGTGGTGATATGCAGACCATTTGAAAGACGTTGAAGAAAGCATTGACATTTCGGATCCCATTACCTCAATCGGTATGGAAGGGCTTACTATGCTTCCATCAAATAACTCCCAGGCAAACCTTATCAGGACCTTGCCGGTAAAATAATTCTGTGAGAGCCTTTCATTCACTATCTTGCTGGCAGCAGCCAGTACAGCATCCTCGCTATCTGTGACTGTCTCTGTCTTGTCCATATATGTAACGGCAGATCTGGTTATTGTTATCAGAGGTGTCTCAGGGTATGGCTCATCCAGGTACTTGTACTCATTGTCGTCAAAGTTAAATACACCGTACAGAATTTTCTTGTCAGTGATATTTGATATGACCAGGATATTGTGCAATGCTGAAAACTTAAGTGTTTTATTTGTTAGCGACACAAGCAATTCATTACTGGTTGCTACATCATCATTAACAAATACATAATACCTTACCTGTGAATTATCATAAGTGACAATGACATAGGTATTACTGGTTACTCGGTGCAGGTATCGCACATTCTCAGTTACCGATATAGTCGCTTTCTTTTTACCTGCCACCCTCCATGCTCCATCTTTAGGGCGTATGTTAATAAGCTCCTGCATTGCTCCATCAGTAACATTCTCATCAGGTATGTTTCTTACAATGCCTGTCAATTCGATTTCATTCCTCACTGTCTGGCTCATCTTTACTCTTTTTTTCGTTATTTTCTTGCTGTATTAATTGCTGGTTAATGTACTGCAGGAAGGTTATATCTCCTCCTTTAGTTCTGTTTGCCAGAGAGGGGTTATCCTGCTGTTCAAGTTCATGTAGTGTACGGAGTGCTTTCTGTAGGTTATCCAGGTTCCTTTCTTCCCTTATCAATATCCTCATACGTCTTAATATCTTGGTCTGTGTATCCCCGAGAAGGTTTCTAAACTCAGTCTTGTCGATGTCAGTATATTCTTCAATGGTTGCTATTGCCTCCTGGAAGGGATCCGGTGAAAATACATCCTTGCCATATCTATCTGTCCAATTCTTTAACGTCTGCCTTGCTATGCCTGTTGACTTGGAAGTTGACAGGTAATTAAATTTATTACCTTCCAAGATCTTCAGGTATTTTACAATCTCCTTCTTCGTGTATATCTTTTTCTTACTCATAAAAGTCGCTTTCTACAAATCTCTATAAGTCTTTTTTAATATTGAGGTTTAATAAGCCTAAACAGGGGGTTAATAACCCCATAGTCGTAAATTACTATTCTTATGTTTATTCCTGTAATCATTTAACTGCAGGAATATGATAGGAGAAGCATTAGCCTTAGCATCATTGGTAGGTTCAGCTTTCGGAACCGGACAATCAGCATTAGCAAATAGAAGAATTGATCGCAGGATTGGCGAACAGGAAAAGGAACTACAATACTGGTTCGACAAAGAGTATAATAGAAACTTCTTTGATACGGACCAGGCAAAGAGTGTGATATCAACCCTGAGAAACCAGCATAAGGACACATTGAGGTCTGTTGCTGGTGATTCAGCAGTCACAGGAGCATCAAATGAGGCAAAGATAGCAGCAACAGAAAAGACTCAGAAAGGATATTCGGATGCACTGACCAAACTGGCAGGATACGGTACCAACCTAAGGGATTCCCTCAGACGAGAATATATCACAAGGAAATCAGGACTGGAGAACCTTCAGCTTGCCAACCTTCAGAACAAGTCACAGAACTGGGCAAACTTTATGAACAATGCCATGAACGCAGGTATTGGCTTTGCTGAAGCATCCGGTGCAGGTGCATTTAATGACTGGGATACCTACCTGAAAGGACTATTTAAGAAAGAAGTAAAAACAGAATAATTAATACACTTATTCATAAACATAATTAAGGAGGAAAAAAACATGAAAAAAGCATTTTTATTTTTAGCAGTTCTATTATTTGTTGTTACGGCTTCAGCCCAAACACTTATACCAGTTGGCACTAAGACTACCCAGGCAGCCACAGCATTAGCCACAACCACTACATACGATTATGCCGTAATAGGGGATCTTCCGTATTACATGGGATGGCAGATTGATCTTGATAGCATAGCAGGTACAGCCGCAGGACTGGGATGTACTTTCGAGATCGAGGGATCACATGATGGTGTTGTATTCTTTGACGTAGATACACTGACCTATGTAGGTGTCGAGGGTACAAGCTCAGATACCACAGCGTATGAGAATAATACATCAGTTATGTACTGGGAATACCTGAGAGCAAAATATACCCTGACTGATACTTTGCGGTGTGGTCATACCATTGTCATATGTCCATTTATCTCAAAATAGATTAATTGGATTTAGGTCATGGATGAGAATGGGTATAAAGACAAATATTTAGAGGAAAAATTCAAAGGCGTTTATTCCAGGCTGGATATTGTCTTGCAGAAGCTAAATGATTACGAGCTTGATTCCAGAGAGATTAACAAAAGGGTATCAGGGCTTGAGAGAGTACAGCTTCAGTGTCCTGTTAAGGATTTAGGAAAAGATGTGGAGGAATTGAAAAAAGATACGGAGGAGCTAAGGTTTTTTAACAGGAACCCCGAAAAAGCCAGAGCATTCAAGATAGGTGAAAGGATAATTATGTTTCTGAATACTGCAGGTGTAGTGTATGCCCTTTTAATGCTGTATAAACTAATAAACGAAATAAGACAATGATAGCACAGGTAGATGATAAGAAAAAGAAAAAGGACCTTGATGAAGGTCCTTTCAGTGCATTATTTGATTACAGCAATGAGGAGAAAAGAATACAGGAGGAACGTGAACGCCAGCATCAGGCTGAAGAAAAGATTATGCGTACTAACGCTATTGGAGATGCCTTCAGGTTACTTATTGAAGGTGTTGGAGGGAAGAAGGGGGCAACAATAAACCCTCACCAGGTTAATCCCGCAATCCTGTCAGCAGCAGAGAGACACAGGCAAGCGGATACAGAATATAAACAGAAACTAAGTCAGTTAAGACTACAGGACCTTGATACTAAGATCCATGACCTTCAATATCAGCATGGACTGGAGGCAGAAAGTAGACAGGCAGAGAGGGAAGATAAAAGAGCCGACAGGAAATATGACTGGGAAGAAGATATGTTTGACAAACAGGCAAATCTGAAAAAGGAACTTGTCGAATTGGAAGCAGGTATCGGAGATGAGAAAATGAAGAAACAGGCTGATCTGCAGACAAAGAAACAGAAGGAGATAGATACCCACAGGACCAACGAAAACATCAGGGAGGCAATAGCAACCGGGAAATATGACCGCACAGGACAGGATCCTGTTATTCCTGATATGAAGATAACAGACAGGAATTACTCCGGTGAAACGGTAGAAGTGGATAGTGACCTTGCAAGTGCTATGCTTAGTGAATTGTCAAAGAACCTTACAAGCCTTGATCCCAATGACATGAGTGTATTAAGGAGTTTGCTTGTGGAAGGAACAAAAAACAGGGGGCAGTCTGTCCAGGTGCTTTTAAATAAATACTGGGACAGAGTACGTCACCTGCATCCCGGCCTTCAGGTTATGGAGCAGGCAGAAGTACCATTAACCCCTGAGCAGGAAAAAGCTCAATCATTACTCGCTGTTAAGATCAGGAACGTATTGGGAAACACATCATATAAAGAAAATAAGAAGAAAAGGCTTATCAGGAAAGCACTGCAGGAATATAACCCTGACATAACAGATGAATATGCAGACGAGATGGCTTCCTATTACTTGCAACAGAGTGGTAATTAAAAGACAGCAGTAATGCCTACAAGTTTAAAAGATCCAGATAAAAAAAAGAAAATCCAGGATCCGAAGGATAGAATGAAGGAAATACAAAAGATGTTTGCCCTTCCTTCTGTTGATTTCGGCCCTGGTGTTGAAGCATTGCCCGACTTAGATGCTCAGGTGCTTGGTGATGATTACCTCCCACAGACTGATGAACAAAAGCAATTTGAGAAAGAATGGGGAGAGAAAGGACCTGGTGAAAAGTTTGGCTTAGGATGGAAGAAAGGTGTTAACTGGTTGAAAGGAGGGGTTGGTAATTTTTTTGCTGAAACATTACCACAGATATCAAAGATGGGTACTGCCCTTGCACCTGGAGGAGTACCATACAATCCCTTATTCCCGAACAGCAAGGAGATGTATGAGGGAATGGTCGAGGCAAGTGATAATGATGAATCTTTCGATAACCTTATAGACAGAGTAACCCAGGCATCAGAGGAAAAGTTTGAGATAGCTGAAGGGATAAAGGGTAAAGGCTTTGTGTTCAATGCAGCCAATATGTTGCCTCAGGCAATGGGAACGGTAGCTGCAGCAGTAGCCACAGCAGCCACAGGAGGGGCACCGGCACTGGCGGCCATACCTGCCCTGGTATCTGGAGGAAACCTTCTGGTACTGTCAAGTGCAGTAGTAGGTGATCAGTTACGGCAATATGACAAGTACGTTGAAGAAACAGGAAAGGATCCCAATGAACTTGAGAGATGGGGAGTAGCTTTACTTGCAGGAGCAGCCGAGTATGCATCTGAGAAAATGAGGCTTAATATGGCACTGGATAAGTTTGTGCCTAATGGACTGACAGGTAAATTGATGGGTAATATACTCAGGAAAAACCCTGAGGTAAGCAGTGATATCCTTTCCAAGTGGGCAAAAAAATTCCCTAACAAATATCAGAAGCTAATAGGTTTCATACGGAAGGTAAACATTCAGGGAATGGAAGAAGGAGGCGAGGAGTTATTTGCTGAGTTCATACAGACTCTTGCACAAAACATATACCTGGATCCTGAACATAAGCATACCATAGGAGATGCAGTACAAAATTCGTTACGAGCAGCAGCCGGTGGTTATGCAATGGGTGGTTTCCTGGGACCGATAACAGTTTCTTCCAATAAGGCATACCATTACCTGAGAAGGAATAAAGAAGGCAAAGTAACCCTTCTTGAGACAAAAGACGGTGATGTATTTGAATATGTAGGTACAGGAAAGAACGGACAGATGACCGTTATTGACAACGACCTTAGACCTAAGACTATAACAAGGGAAGATATAGCCAAGAGTATAACCCTTAAGCCACAGGAAGTAAGTCAATTCCTGGATGCATATAAGCAGGGACAGGAAAATTTACCACAACTGGAGAGGGAACTGGTTAATAAGAGTGCTGAGAGACAGATCCGTTCATTCGGTGAGAAGATATCCTTTGAAGGTAGTGACATGATAAGCTCTGTCCAGGATAAAGAAGGAAATATACTATTCCTGAAAAGTGAAGGACCGAAGGCGTTGGGCAAGAAAACCTTTGTTGCCCTCAATGCCGAAACAATGGAACTTGTTATACTGAAGGAAACAGATATTGCTGAACGTAATGAAATTTCTCTGGATGAATGGATGCAAAGTGAGATGGAGGCTTACTATCAGACCATACAACAATCAGAGGAAGTAGCAGCACAACAGCAGGTACAGGCAGAGGTAGAAGCAGAGATGCAGGAGAAAGAGGAAGAAACACCCCTTGCTCCCGGGGAGGAAATAAATTACATGGACAGGAAGTGGTCTATTTCCGAGATAGGAACGGATGGTACACTGTATGTTGATGAGATAACAGAAGATGGAGTAGGTGAATCAATAGAGATAAAACCTGAGGATGCTGCTAACATACAAAGGACAGGACAGCAAGAGGAAGAACAACCAGGGGAACAGGAAGAAATACCCGAACAGGAACTACCTGACTATAGTTTCAATGGTAAAGAAGTAACCAAAGGATATGTCAAGGGGCGTATCAGAGTTGCTAAGAGCCTTAATGACCTTAACGGACTTGCATGGAAGAATGATAAGGACCTGGATAAGATGGTTGCTGAGAGGTTTCCGGAAGCTGTACCGGAGTATAAGGTGGGCAAAGATAAGGCGGACAGGGATGAGATAATAGGTATTATCGAAGGAGCAACAGATATATCTGACCTGGAAGGAGTGACTGTTAAGAATGATGACGAACTGACAGAGATGTTGGTTGCTAAAGCTACAGAACTCAATCCTGAGGTTATTGAGGAGATTAATAAGGCTGAACCCTTAAAAGAGGAAGAAGAAATTAAGGCTGAACCCGAACAGAAAGCAGAAGAAACTACCAAAGAAACCTCGGGTGTTGACGAGACTACAACTGTAGTAGGTGAAACCGATCCTGCATGGCGTCATATAAGGAACAATATTGTTTCTGAAAAAGGGAAGAGCAGAAAGGAAAGGTCTGAGTTCCAGAGGGTGGCTCAAGAGATGCTTAGGTCTGGTATGCCTGTTAATGAGGTAATAGGAAAGATAAATAAGAAATATTCCTTAAATATTCCTTTATTTTTCGATGTAGAGGGAGCTGCTAAGGATATAAAAGAGAAGCCGCCAGAAAAGCCGCCTACAGGTGGTGCTGGTGCTATGGTTGTCAAGCCACAGCCTGAAAAAGCAGAGGGAGAAGTTGATCAGAAGGAACCAACAGAGAGGGAGAAATATGGATTAGAACAGTTAAGACCAACATACAGGGGAACCACATTATCGGAATGGGAGGCAATCCAGGATGGAGGAGTAATATCCTCTGACAATATGCAAGAAGCTACATGGATAACTGATAAAAAGGAATACGCCGATGATTATGCCAAGAGCAAGGATGATGGAGTTATCATTGAGTTTAAGCCTGAGGTAATTGATAAATCAGCAGTAGAATCAGGACAAGAGAATGACGAGACAGGCATAAGACTTGGTAAAGGGCTTACTATTGACGATATCCTGAGAGTCACAAATGCAAAAGGAGAGGTAATCTATGAAGCCGGTAAAGAGGCAACACCGGTTGAAAAGGAGGAAAAAACTGAACAGGAAGAAGAACAAGCTCCCTCCAAACAGGCAGAGGTCGAAAAAGAGTCAGCAAAGGTAGATACTTCTCCCTCAGAGGCACAAAAGAAGGCAGGTAATTACAAGAAAGGTCATGTGTCAATACAAGGAATGGAGATATCTATTGAGCAACCTGCTTTGAGCATACGGTCCGGGAAAGACAGCAAGGGCAACAAGTGGAGTGTGATGCTACATAACCCCTATGGTTATTTCCGCAGGACTGAGGGCAAAGATGGCGACCAGGTGGATGTATTCCTGGGTGATAACCTTGAAAGCAAAAAGGTATTTGTCATTGACCAGGTGGTTCCCGGAACAGGCGAGTTTGATGAACATAAAGTTATGCTTGGCTTTGAGAACTTCAAAGAGGCTGAGGATAATTACCTGGCTAACTATGAACCCGGATGGAAGGGTCTGGGTGAAATAGTAGAGATGGATATTGATGAGTTTAAAGAGTGGTTAGGAAATGGTACCAGGACCAAGAAGCCAGTAGGTGAATTACTGAAAGAACAAGAGGATAAGCAAGAGGAGGTTAAAAGACAGGCATACAATGAGTTTAGCGAGAAGTATAAGTCGATAGAAAATATTGAAACACTTAATACAGCTATAGAGGAGCTATTTGCCTTACAACGTAAAGTTGGTTACTTGAAACATGGTGATCCTGATTACCCCTGGGGAACTATAGGCAAAGGTTGGGGGTTCAGTGATGAGCTTGCTAACAAAACACCAGGAGAGCAAAACTGGGAAAGAGAAGAAGTGGGATTAACGCCTGATAAAAAAGGATGGGCAGTTATGAACCGTATAGACCTTGCGAAAAGTCCGAATGGGTATTGGGCCTCAGAGTATTCATGGAGTTTAGGTTCTTCAGGTGGTGGTTCTGCTCCTTCAATTCATTCTAAGGCATTTGCAACCCGAAAGGAAGCACTCAGGCATGGACTTGAAAGGTTTATTGAAAATATGTCCAAACGGAAAGAAGGTGCAGAAACGAAATCAGATATCGCTTATGCCGAGAAGCTATTAAAGGAAGCAAAAGCAAAACTTAATGAAATAGGTGGCCCTCTAAAAAAAGCTGAGTTCGCCGGTGACATACTTGAGAAACCAAAGACACAGAAAGAACAGGTCAAACAGGTATTGAAGGGTGAAGAATCCAAGTCTATAAAGGAGATAGCAGATGAAACAGGTATAGTAGAGCCTAGCATTCGCAGGATACTTGGAGTAGGTACCAAACAAGGAGAGTTTGAACGAGTTGACAAAGGTGTATATAAACTTGTCACAGAAGATGGCAAGACTACAGCATGGATCCATGCAGGTGATGCAGTGGAAGTATTACCCAGGCTTGCAAAGGAAGGGTTTAAGGCGGATATGATATTTCTGGATATTCCTTATACAACATCAGCTATCAAGTCAGGTAACAGGGAACTGAACTTTGATAAGATATCCCCACAGCAGTTTGATAAGGTTGTTCAGAGCATATCACAGATAGCAAGGTCAGAAGATACCCCAGTCCTGTTTATGCACTCAACCTCCAAGACCGGTACAAAGGATATGGAAGAATACCTGCAGGTGATCGAAAAAGAGTTTAAACCTGTAGCAAAAGGGTTCTATACCAAGTATTACCGTAATGGTAACAGGGTGACTATGCCTATGCGTAAAGACTTCCTTCCCCCTGAAGCTATTGTATTAATGACAAAATCAGGCGAATTTACCCCTATAAGCAAGGAGTTTGACCTTGACTTTGACCTGGTAAGACCTAAGGGTTATCCTACTGAGAAACCGGCTGAAATGCTCCGTAAACTCATTGAGATGACCACATACGAGAAAGATATGATACTGGATCCCTTTGCTGGTAGCGGTGTAACAGGTGCAGAGGCAGTCAAGGCTGGAAGGGATGTAACGCTTATCGAGAAATCCGAGAAGGCGGTAGAGGGTGTAATAAAACCCAGGGTTGAAAGGGCAGCCAAAGAATCAGAACCAACGGTATCAACTGAAGGTATTACATCACCAGCTATTGAGATTACAAAGGATGAATGGGCCGTAATGGATGTTACCAAAACATTGAAATCACCTTACCGCAGACAGTATCTTAAAAATCTTGGAATAGACGAGGAGAGATACAAAGAGATTAAGGACAGTCTATACAGAAAGAAAATACTGCTTGCCAATGGTGGTATTACCGGCTTAGGATTAGCAGTTGTAGATGGACTATATAAGAGGGCAGGAGTTAAGTCTATTGTTGGCAGGTCATACGAAAAGCCTGACAGCCCGGTATGGAACCTATGGAAGAAGGAGGAACCAGTCAGTCAGGAACAAGGACTAAGGGAAAGCTGGAGAGAAACATTGATTAAAGCAAGGGAGGCAGCAGTAAGTGTATTCACTAAAGAGGAACTGGATGAACTAAGAGAAAAAGGATTGGACTGGACTGACAGGGAGGCTATTGTTAAGGCTGTAGATAATAAGTTAAACGAGAAACCAACAGAGGAAGGACTTGCCCCTGAAGTAGGACCAGGAGAGGAGAGAATGAATGATCCGGGAACCGACCTGGCTAAGATACTTAAACCCGGGATGGTATTCAGGAATATCTATATCGGTCCAAGTTATAAATGGAAAAGAGAGGATTACGGTATCTATTCATCCGAAGGTTATCCTGTTCAGGGAATGGAAGTATTGACAGTAAAAAGAGTGGAGGATAAACAAGGCAGACCTGGCTATCATCATTATTGGGTTACAGCAATACGCACTGATGCACCCAGGAAAAAGGATGGAGGATTTAAACAGAATGTCTTAGATGCAGAAGAAAGCATTTATAATTTCGTTCTCCACAGGGGCAGGATAGAGGAAACACACGCACCTGTACCAGGAACCACAGGTGAAAACATGGAACGAATTTTCGTCATTGACGACAGAGCCAGTGGAGTTAAGCCGAAACCAGCAACCCAACAGCAGGAAATAAAGCCGGTAGAGAAAAAGAAACCGGCAAGGAAAAAGAAACCATCCCGGACCGACAAGGTACTTGAAAGGGATCCTGAATCTTTCCTGGAAGCAACCCTGCAATTCTTTGTTAAGGGTGGAAGGATAGCAACACAGGACTTTGTTGCTCATACTGGCTTCAAACCCAAGACTACAGAGTTTCGTAAGTTTATTTGGGCAATAAAGAACACAGGTCAATCACTTGACGTATTCAATGAAGCCTTGCAAAATTCCTTCGGCATGGAGGATAAGGGGCCAATGGATATGATCAATGAGGTTATTGAGATAATGAAAATGTATCCCTCCAGAGGTAAAATGCTTAATGCCCTGGAGGATATACAGAACCAGCAAGAACCACAGGACAGGGAAGATATACCCGATATGGAGGTCATAGAGGCTGACCTTGAGGATATGGATAGAGATGAAGATTTTGACTATATACTCAATTCAGAAACTTATGGACCTATCATTGATGAGTTTACAAACTGGGAAGGTTACTTCAATGTAGGAAACTTGTTAGCAAAAATTGAGGCTGATCCTTTTTATTTTACTACCTTTCCTTATGGATTATCAGAGCAAGAGTTAAAGGACTTTAAAAAAACACTTAAAAATGACGGCAAAAGCATCCAAGAACGCATTAAAGCAGCTTATCGTGCATTTGGCGATAGCGAAGAAGAAAACACCCCTGGAAGTAGTGAGGGAGATGAGATACGAACTGGAGCAGAAGGAGAAAGAGGAGAAGAAGAAGAAATAGACGAGGCAGAATTATTTAATGACATTGCAAAAAAAGAAGAAGATGTTGAACATAGACCAATCGATACTGAACGACATAGCCAAGCAGGTACCTCTGAAGTACAAGCTGATGAACAAGATGTTCCTGAAAAACCAGTGGACAGTAGCGAGGGAAGAAGAAAAACAAGTGAAAGCACTGGCAAAGGCACTGGCACAGAACTATCCACTACAGGAACCCGAAAGGATAGCCCTGGCGATATGGGAGATATTGCCCCTGTTTCTGGAGAGAGAGGCGATAGGCAGGTACATAAGGAAGATGAACGACCTAAATCTGATGAGGGTTTTGCCGGAGATCTGTTCACCGCAGGAGGCGTTGATTTACATGGAGAAAGACAGGCCCGACCTCGGAGAGAAGGACAAGAAGGTGATAGAGGAGATGTTGAGAAAACTCGAAAGGTATCTTCCTATAAGGTAAAGGCACAGCTTGAAGCTGAGAGTATCCCAGTAAAAGAAAATGATGTTCAGAACATAAAGGACACATTACCGTTCCTATTCCCCGAACAACATGATGATGTAATAAAAACTGAAAGACGATTCCAGGAAGGGAAAGGTATGCTTTTTTCTAATGCTACAGGCACAGGGAAAACATATACAGGTCTTGGCGTTGCTAAAAGGTTTGATAAACAGGGTAAGAGTAATATCCTTATTGTTGTTCCGACAGACATTAAAGCAAAAGACTGGATCAGGGATGGAAGGAACCTGAACCTTGATATACGTCAGCTTGATAATACACAGGATGGAGGGGATAAGATAAATGTAACAACATACGCTAACTTTAAACAGAACCCAGAACTACTTAAGAGAGAGTTTGACCTTATTATCTATGATGAGAGTCATCACATTATGGCTAACCAGAAGGGGCAGAATACGGCAGGAACAGAAGCTCATTTCAAGATAAGCAACCGTAACTATGGCTGGGCACTGGAGAGACTGAAAGCAAATACAGGACTATGGAAGCGGGAAGCAGAAATACAACGCAGGATTAGTGAATGGAACGCAGAGAATAACAGCAACCTGGATAAGGGAGAAAATCAGGTATCATGGGAGTACAGTAACGAAATTGAACCACTGGAGAGGGAATTAGAAGAAGTCAAGGCAAAACAGGATGAGGTACTACCCGACCTGCAGGAAAAGGCAAAAACAGCCTCAGAACGCACTAAAGTAGTATTCCTGTCAGCCACACCATTCAAGAGCCATTTCACCCTGAGGTATGCTAACGATTACCTCTATAAGATGGGTAGTGACTCAAGAATGGAATCCGGCTATAATGAAGGGAGTTCGGAGGACCAGTTCTTTATATCTAACTTCGGGTACAGGATGCGTTATAACAAACTTACCGCACCTGAAGCCGAGGTTGATGTATCTGCCCTGGAGAGGATGTTTGTAGATAACATGATTAAGAAGGGATCCTTTGCAGGAAGGATGTTACAGACTGACTATGATTATTCAAGAGACTTTCCTATTATCAGCAATAAGGGTAGTGTTTCACTTAATGAAGGTATAAGACTACTGTTGAGCATTAACAAAAACACTCATCCTGAATTTGAAGCACTTGATAAGTATATCCATTTCAGATTTTATAATTATCTGTATTCAAACCAGCTATTTGAGGTATTGAAGGCAGGCATGATGATACCCAGGATAAAACAACACCTGGAGATGGGAAGGAAGGTTGTTATATTCCATCGCTACAAACAGGCAAAGGTGGATCATCCATTTGATTTCAGTAATGCTTATTATGAGTATAATGACTGGTATAATAAAATAAGGGTAAGGAAATACCTGAGAGATGATAAAAAGGCTATTGAAGCATGGGAGAAGTTCCAGGCTAAATATTCTGAATATTTAGGTCTTAAACTGGATTTAAGAAACCCGATACAGCAATTACAGGATGCTTTCCCGGGATTATTGGTTTTTAATGGTGATGTACCTAAGAAAGTACGCAAGGAACGTCAGGCACTCTTTAATGATCCAAATTCAGGCAGTAATATCATATTAATACAGGAACAGGCAGGAAGGGAAGGAATAGACCTGCATGATATAACAGGAAACAAACAAAGGGTACTTATTAACCTGGGTATGCCGGTGGATCCTATCACTGCATTACAGGCAGAAGGAAGAATAAACAGGATAGGACTTATGAGCAATGCTGTATTCGAGTATCCTGTACTTGGACTTGATATTGAGAAATACCACTTTGGGAGCAAGATAAATGAAAGGATAGGTACAACTGAGAACCTGTCACTGGGTAACAAGGCAAGGGACCTGAGAAGATCATTCAAAGATGGATTCCTTAATGCAGATGTATTTAGTCCTAACGAGCAGCAGGGGACTGGTGGCAAAAAGTTTGATATGCCCGAGACACTTGAGAGAGATGATCCATACCAGAAGGCAAGAGCATTATACTATACTAACAAGAAAAAGACCTCCAGGGAAAAATCAGCAGAGGGCATAGATTACTTTGCTACACCTGAACCTCTTGGTTTTAAGATGTGGCAATGGCTGCAGCTTAACAGGGGCGAAAGAGGACTTGAACCGTCTGCAGGACATGGAGCTATATCAAGGTTTGCCCCTGATGGAGTAGAGCTAACATCCATAGAGCCGAGCAATGTATTGTTCAGTAAACTTATGGTTAATGCTGAAGGGAAGAAGGTAAACCAGAGATTTGAGGATTTTTATGTAGGCAATAAGTTTGAAGGTGTTGCTATGAACCCGCCTTTTGGTACAGGCGGTAAGATAGCAATGGAACACCTGGAAAAAGCCTTCGGTCATCTTAGCTGGAAGGGTGGAAGGGTTGTTGCTATCATTCCTGCCGGTCCTTCAATGGATAAGAGGCTTGATAAATTCCTGCATGGAGAGGATGAGAATGGGAAACAACTTCATCCTGATGCTTTCCTGAGGGCCGAAATTAACCTTCCGTCAGTATCATTTGAAAGGGCAGGAACCAGTGTTAATGCAAAGATTGTTGTTATCGACAAAGTATATAAGGCTGACCAATACGATATACCTGGACCAGTTAACATAGATCTGTCATCACATACCAATATCAATGAGTTCTTCGATGCACTTGAGAATGTAGAGGTACCAGCCAAGATAAGCAAGGAAGATAGAAAAGTAGAAGAAGTTAAGAAGCCTGAGAGGTGGAATATACATCATATTGTACGGTTTAAGGATAATGAAGGGAAAATAAGGGTAGGCACTATCCGCAATATTGTTGAAGTAGCTGGTGTTCAGCGACATTTCTTTATCGTACAGTCAGCAGAGGAAATGCCAGAGAGTTTTGATATCAAGAACATTATCGGGTTTGCAAGCGAGAAGGACCTGGCGATGAAGGAACTGGATGATGTATTCACAGGCAAGGCTTCAACGGTCACTCCAAGACAGGAGAAACTAATGACAACCAGCAGGGAACTGGAACTGATAAAGCAGCAGCATACAAAGGAAGGATATGACCTGCATACCATTAAGCTGAACATACGCCTTGATAAGGACGATTTCTATTCCCTCAAACGTATGGCTAAGAATGAGGGAGGATATTACAGTTCATATAAAGGACAGGGTGCAATACCTGGGTTTAATTTTAAAGATGAACAGGCAGCAAAAAATTTCCTTGCAAAAGCTACAGATTTCCTTAATAATCGTAACTTTGAGGTAAATGAAAGACCACAAACATACAGACAAGCCGAGAAAGAACCGGTTATACTTGCTGAGTCAGCCTTCGATCAAGAACTCCCTCTTGATAGCGGATCCGCAGAAGTACAACGGGAAGAAGATACCGGTCAGGATAGAAGTGGTAGAAACAGACCATCCCTCCGAAAATTAGGACCAGGTGAATTTGCACGCCTTGAGGTTAAGTACACCATTGACAAGAACCTTGTATTTAATGGTAAGGAAAAGATAGAGTCACAGGATGATGTTGCCTTCCTTTTCCGTAAACTGGAAGATAAAGCTGTTGAGAATATATTTGCACTCCATGTGCTTGAGAATGGTAAATCAGTTATTCAGCACATATCAGTAGGCAGTAATGCCGGTAGCATTGTTAATTTTAATGCTATAGCAGATGGAATTAACAGGTTTAACCCTGTAAAGACGTACTTTATACATAACCATCCCTCCGGTAACATTAATCCAAGCAGGGCAGATATAACTATCCTGAGTAAACTAAAGGATGCTTTCGGAGATGTTATAAACCCCTTAGGTATAATCATAGATATTGATTCAGGTCTGTATGGCACATTCGGCAGTATTGAAGGCTTTGAAAATTCATACGAAATACCGAAACAGGCACCTGAAAAGGAATATAAGGTGTACCGTTTTGATAGGATGGTGTTTAATAAGGACATTGACTATCTGCATGAGAAACACGCAAAAATTAAGGAACAGGACGAAGCAGCACAGTATGCTTCCGCACAGAGACATACCAGTGGCAATAAACTGTCCGCATTGATCCTGAGCCGCCAGAACAAGATAGTTGCTAATATCCATTATCCTTACTCAAATCTTAATGAGAATCGCCATGATTTTATGGCTGACACAAGAGCTTATTGTGCAAGATTTAATGCTTCCGGATTAATCCTGTATGGCAGGGGTATAAGCGAGGTTGACGTAATTGCGTTGAATAGAATTAAGGAGGAACTGAAAACGACTGATATCAACCTACTGGATGCCTTTGATATGAAAAGAATAGAAGCCGGTGAGGGAGGTGGTGCTTCTATTATGATGGAACCACAGACTGACTATACAAACGGACTACAGGCAGAGATTGAACGTACCAGGGAAGAACTGAGGAAGGTTACAAAGGCAAGGCAGGATAAGAAAAATGAACTGTCCAAGAGGATAAACACCCAGGGGGCATTATTCGCAGGAGAGGTATTCGGTCCCACCCTGGAACAAAAGACCACCTTTGATGTGGATATGGATGCTACACAGGAGAATATTAAAAGGATCCTGTCAGATTATGATAACCAGATAGCCAGGTTGCAGAAAAGGCTTGCAGACCTTGAGAAACAGGCTGAGAGGGCAGCTATTGAGAATAAAGGACAGGGAGTACTATTCAGGCTGGCAGACGAACAGGTATTCTATTCCAACACACAGAAGGCACTGGATGTCATTAAGCAGGATAAAGCTCCCTGGACACAGTGGCAGGCTATGCTTGTAAAGAACGGAGCCAAGCAAAGTGAGATGGACTGGCTTGACCTGGAAGGGAAGTTTAAGGATCGTAAGTCTGTCACCCGGGAAGAACTGCAACAGCATATTGACCGCAGTAAGATTGACATAAAAGAGATTGATATGTCAAAAACTACTGATCCTGATGATGAGATGGATTATAATAGGGCTTATAATTATCTTCAAGAAACAATAAACAAACATGATAGTGAAAGGTACGAGCTAAGATTATCATTAGCAAAATCAGGTGTAAGTGTTGAGGATGCGGAAGGCTGGATCCGTCAGCTTGATGAGCAGAACTTTAATAACTTTAATACTAACAAGATGGCAGATGCAGTAAATAACATCCTTAAGTACCTGCCTGATTACGATATTAACGCTTACCATGATGTTGTTGATGCTCATAAGAGGGCAGAAGATAGATTCCTGGCTGCCAAGAGCCGTTATGTAGAAAGGGATTATACCAAGTATTCCAGATGGACCTTACCAGGAGGGAAGAACTACAAGGAAATACTCCTTACCCTTAAGAAACCTGTTAAAGCTATAGACCCCGCAGAAGAACAGGCAAGGGCAGACAGATGGGAAGAAGAATATGCGGATGCACCTTTTGACATACAGGAGAGAGGGGCAACGCTTGAAGGGGACTTCCTTTCAGGTCACTGGGATGAACCTAATGTTATTTCTCATGTGAGGCTTAATGAACGTACAGACACACAGGGGAGGAATATCCTGTTTATTGAGGAGATACAAAGCGACTGGGCACAGAAGATAAGGCGGGAAGGGGGAGTTGTAAATACCCCGGAAAGACTTAAAGAAACATTACAACCCTACCTGGATGATCTTATCAAAAGGGATAAAGCCCTTAATGATATTAAGAAACAGCTTGATGACGTACTTGCCGAGATGAGAGAATACGGTTTACCACAGGGAGCCAGTAGCGGAGAGATTGAATGGTTTGAACTTGGTGATTATAACTTCCTTGCAGCAAGGAATGAACGCTTCAGGAGGCTTATGGAACGCCAGAAAGAAGTCCGAAGTAATAAAGAATATTTAGAGATAGACGATGAAATAGAGAGAATAAGGGAGAGAGCAATACTTCTTGGTCGAAGCAGAAAAGAACTTATTAAAAGGAGAGAGGCAGCAGAGGAAGGCTTGCAAAACGCAAGAACAACATACTATGACCGCAAGGCAAGTCTTACCGAGAATATGGTTCCCGATATGCCCTTCAAAAAGACTTCCGAATGGGCAGGTCTGGCTATGCGTAGGATGATACGATATGCTATTGACAATGGCTTTGATGCCATTGCCTGGACCACAGGACAGCAACAGGCAGAGAGGTATGAACTAAGCAAACAGGTTCAGAAGATAAAGGCAAGGAAGCTGGATAATGGTAATTACGCTGTTGATATAACAACCAATGAAGGGGAGGAATATGTAGGTTTTGGAGGAGAGTTGACCGAGAACAGACTGGAAGAATATATTGGCAAAGAACTTGCCAAGAAGATAGTTGAAGATACCGGTAAGACTAATGACGGTAAAAGAATAGAATATACAGGCACAGACCTCGAAGTAGGTGGCGAAGGCATGAAGTCCTTTTATGATAGTATTCTTCCCTCCGTTGCAAATAAGATAGGCAAGAAGTATGGGGCAAGGGTACAGTCTTTAGAACTTAGGTCAAGTAATAAAGGAGTGACATATTTTACATATAATCCTGATGGAACCCCTATGAAGTTTGCATCTCATAGCCTGGAGGAAGCTAAAGAAGAAATCAAGAAGAACAACGGGTATATTGTTCCAATAACCTTTGATTATACCATTGAAAGGGATGACGCAGGCAAATATATAGTTATCCGAGAAGGTATTGACCTGTTTGATAGTTATGACATTGAGGCAGTTGTGGACTTTGTTCAAGGAGTAACTAAGGTTCATACAATGCCTATCACCCCTGAACTTTTCAATGCCTTCAAGCAAGGTGTGCCTTTGTATCGCAGCATAGAGACACCTAAAGGTAAAACCCTGGAGGAACAACTGGAGAAACCTACAATGGCAGGAAAAGCCAAAAAAGAGGTACTGGGAAGGATAGAACTCCTGTCAAAGAAATATGGTATTGATATAAACGCAGTAGATACCATTGAGGATCTTCCAAAGGAAATAAGGGACCAGGTAATACGATCAGGCAAGAGTAAAAGGGTACAGGGTTTATATGATCCTGCAAGTGACTCTATTTATGTTATCCTTAATAACAACCACAGCTTTGATGAGATATTAAAATCTATAATGCATGAGGTGGTAGGTCATAAAGGGGTACGCAGGTTGCTGGGCGAAGAATGGACCGAGGTGATGAACCTGGTATATAATGGCATGGATATAGAGGATATACAGGCTCTTGAACGCAAATACAATACAACAGATAAGGATACTATAGCTGATGAATACCTGGCACTGATGGCAGAGAGGAATGTTAACCCAACACTCCTGCAGAAAGCTATTGCCCGGATCCGTCAGGCTATACGCAAGCTGTTTAAGCTCAACTACAGCTATAATGATGTTATTAACCTTCTGGCAGATACCCGAAAAATGCTCAGGGAGTCACAGAAGCCTAAGGCAAGTGATTATACCAATGCACAGGATTACCTGGATGCAGTAGAAGCATGGCATGGCAGTCCTTATGCAGGGATCCAGAATTTCACAACTGGCAGGGTAGGTACAGGTGAGGGATACCAGTCATACGGATGGGGAATGTATTTCACAGATAAGAGGGAAGTAGCCAAAGGATATGCTGAGGCACTGGCTAAGTATGATGAGTATTACGATAAAGCCGAAACATTCATAGGGCAGAAGTCAGCTAAATGGATTGAGAAAGCTGTATTCTATTCTGGCTATGACCATAACAAAGTGATACCCTTCCTGCAGGAAAAGATTGAGAAATACAAGGATAACCCGAATATTACACTGAGGTTTGAGAAAGCAATCAAGTTTATCCAGGATAATCCATTACCACAGAACAGACACCTGTATAAAGTATTGATACGCAAAGGGAGAAAACCCGGAGAACTGAACTTTATTAATTTCCTTGAACCTCTTAAAAATAAGGATGTGGTCCTTATCAGTGACCAACTGGCAAGGGAAGGTATAACAGACGCATCACTTGAACACGCACTTTGGGATATTACACCTGCAAGGGTGCTGTATAAACAATTATCACGAATACTGGGATCCGATAAGGAAGCATCATTATTACTGTCCAGGGCAGGTATTGACGGATTTATTTACCCTACCGAAATAAGCGACAGGGAAAAAGGCAGGGGTAAAGGAGTTAACTATGTAGTATTCAGGGAAGATAATATAACTGTTAAAGACAGGTTAAGCTACAGGCTTAGTGATGAATCCCCCGAGAAAAAAGGACCTCCTAAAAATCTTATAAAGACCGCAGCAGAGAAAAGACAGGCTACATGGCAGGACAGGATGTTATCTGTTAAGAAATGGCAAAATTCTATACGGGGTAGAGGGGGAATGATAACCGAATCATCAAATCCTTATCGTCAGGAAAACCTGTCACATGGAGCCGTTAAACACGCTGTTGAGCAATATAATGAGAAATATGTGGATCCCTTACTGGAAACCATAGGTAACATGATGAACACAGCAGGTATTGATTATGAGGAGGTAAACCTGTATATGAAAGCCAAACACGCCCCGGAACGCAACGCTGAACTAAGGGAGAGGACTGGCAAGGATGTTAATGCAGGTATGACAGACGAGGCTGCAAATGAGATTATAGACAGGTTTGAGAGTAAGTTTACAGAGGAAACAATTAACACCCTCTGGAATAAGATTAATGCTGCTACAGGATATACGCTAAAGAGATGGATGCAGGATGGTTTTATATCGACTGACCTGTATAAGAAAATAGCAGGTATGTATGACTATTATGTACCCCTGAGAAACTGGAAGAAAACAGAGCTTGATGAGTTTTACGAATACCAGGGAGAGGATGTAGGCAAGGTGGTTAACCCGCTAAAGACGGCAAGAGGTAGAAAATCAGAGGCAGATGATCCCCTGCAGTATATAGTCAACATGGCTCATACGGCAGTTGTGACAGGTGAGAAAAACCGTATCAAACAACACGCTGCAAGGCTTGTCCGTAACAACAAAGATATGACGGACCTGCATAAGTTTAAGAAGATATACCGGGTATTTGACGGTTCGTATGATGAAATGGGTAATAAGAACTATTACGAAACAACCGAAAGACCGGCACAGGATATATGGGATAGAGGATGGGTACTAACAAAAGAGGATACCCAACACATGAAGGGCAGGGCTATGTCACAGGCTAAAGAGCATGAGACAGAAGTATGGATCAATGGCGATAAGTATGTTATGGTTCTTCCGGCTGATGTATCCAATGCACTGAATAAGACTCCTTCCAGGTGGGATAATGTGGCTTATATAACACGAAACAACTTTGGAAGGCTTACCAGGTGGCTGTCAAGCAACTTTACCAGTAAAAACCCTGCCTTTATTCCCATAAACCAGATGCGAGATTTACAATATGCAGCACTGGCCCATTATTGCAAGGGTGATGCAAAACAGTCCTTAGAGTTTATGAAAGCCTTGCCTAAAGCCAGGGGAGCAATAATAAGGTATCTGAAAGGCAAAGGGGAGGCTGATAACAAGTATGACCAGATGTACCTTGATTTTATGCTCAATGGAGGAGAGACAGGATGGGTACACCTGAAGGATGTGGACCAGCTTGCTAAGGAAATGGAGAAGGAACTGGCAAGGATGACCGGGAAGAATACAGTATGGGATAAGACCATACATAATAAATACCTGAGAATAGCCGGTCAATGGATGGAACACATGGCTATAAGGAGTGAGAACCTGTCAAGGTTTGCAACGTATATCATTGCAATAGAAGCCGGTAAGTCGCCCAAGCAGGCTGCCTTTGAAGCTAAGGAGATCACTGTGAACTTTAACCGCAAGGGTAGAGCTTCATCCTTGATGGGTTCCTTATATGCCTTCTTTAACGCATCCCTGCAGGGAGGTAATAATATATATAACCTGGGCAAGAAACATACTGCTAAATTTTTGGGCGTAGGTGCCGGATTTATGGCAATGGGGTTCTTGTCTGCTATGCTAAACCATTTATGGGGTGGAGATGATGATGAAGGAGATAATTACTATGAGGGTTTGAATGATTATGTCAAGTATAATCACCTTGTCATAAAAAGCCCCTTCGGTGACAGGTTCTTGACTATACCCCTGCCTCATGGATTCAGGTGGTTCAATAGTCTTGGTGTGATAGCTTACGAAAACCTGTTTACCGATAGCAAAACGATAGGGGACAGCGTAAAAGATGCTGTTTCTAATGCCTTTGCATCAATATCGCCTGTTAACCCAGTTGAGTTCCTGGGAGAAGATGAGCAGTTGACACTAAGGCCCCTTGTTCCAACAGGACTAATGCCCTGGTATGATATATGGGTTAATGCTGATTTTACAGGAAGGAACATACACAGGGAACCGTTTACTAAAGCTCTTGATGGAAGAATAGCTGATTCTTCACTTGGGCAGTCCTATGTAAACCCGGGTGTCAAATGGCTTACCGATAACCTGTTTAAGGTAGGTGGTGGAGATCCTGATGTAGGAAGTAAATTTTACCTTGATGACAATGGTAAGATACATAAGGTAAGCGATATGTTCGACAAGAACCCTTCAGATATCGAACACATGATTGAATACTACCTGGGTGGTAGAGGAACATTCTGGAATAATCTTGTCAAGACCAGTGCATCTATAGTACAGGGAGCCGGAGAAGTAATGACCGGTGACAAGGACTTTCAGAATATTGTTGATGATGTTAACATGAATAACCTGCCTATTGTACGCAGATTGCTTCGTCAGCCCTGGAATAATACTGTATATAGCAAGTACTATAAAATAGTTGATGAGATAGAGGATTATAAGTCACTTATAAGTCAGCGCAACAAAGGACTGGAGAGATATGAGAAGGAGGGATTTACCCCTGAGTGGCAGATAAAGATTGATATGCTTAATATGTTAAAAGATGACCTTGAATACATAGATGAAGATATTAAGCTGATAGAGGATCCCCGACAGGTTAAGGAATTTAAGGGCCTTCAGGAGATGTTGATAAGGAATTTTATAGAAGATATATCTAAATATGAGTAGCCATGAGGATAGTAACTAAAGATTTGAAGGATCTCAAGACTAACACATCCCTGGGGATGCGTAAGCAGAAGATCATACGCCTGGAAACAGAGGTAGACCAGGAAGATGTAAGGGAGAATATACACCTCCTTGAGCAATGCCGTACTTACTGGGAGAGCCTGAGAGATTTCAGGGACCGCAGGAGGCGTAACCGTAGATATTACAGAGGCGATCAGTGGGGCGACCTTGTGAAGGATCCTGATAGTGTCAGTGATGATTATATTACTGAGAGTGATTATATCAAAAGGCAAGGGAAAGTACCTTTAAAGCAGAACCAGATCCGTCAGCTTGTAAAGAACCTGATAGGTCAGTATCGTAGCAATCCGTCAAAGAGTATCGTCATTGCACGACAGAGAGATGATGCCAGTCTAAGTGATATGCTCAGTAATGCTATTGAGTATGCTTCACAGATCAATATGGCAGGAGAGCTTGATGCAAGGCTGTTTGAGGAATACGCTTTGTCTGGTGCCCCTATCCAGAAGATAGGCTACAAATACTGGAAGGAACGCAACCAGGAAGATGTTTACATAGAAAATGTTAATCCAAACAGGATGTTCTTCAATTCAGATGTTTCGGATATACGTCTGAAAGACCTCAGGCTGGTAGGTGAAATTATTGATGCCCCCCTGGATGAAGTTATTTCAACATTTGCTAAGAGTAGGGCAGACCAGGAAAGGATAAGAAACCTTTACAGGGGTGTATATGAGAAAGACCTATATAGGAGAGAAGGACTTACTGCAGACACACTTGATCACCTTGATTTCTATATACCGGCAGACCTGAACAAAGCGAGGGTGCTTGAAGTATGGTACCTGGTTGGAGAGACAAAGACATACGCACATGACCCCCTTGATGGTTCCTATGATATTGTTGACTATACCCTCAAAGAGATAGCACAGCAAAACAGGGACAGGTTAATATTTTATAAGGAGCAAGGTTATGAAGAAGAAGAAATACCTCTTATAGAGGCAGAGGAGAAATATGAGCAGATATGGAAGGTTAAGTACCTTACACCTCATGGTCATACCTTATGGGAAGGAGAAACACCTTATGCACATGAAGAACATCCTTATGCTATTACCCTTTATCCTTTACTGGACGGTGAAGTATGGGGTTTTATCGAGGATGTGATAGATCAGCAAAGATATATAAACCGGCTTATTATACTGATGGATTTTATGATGAGTGCTTCAGCTAAAGGAGTGTTGCTTGTTCCTGAAGATGTTATACCGGATGGTATGACACCTGATGACTTTGCAAAGGAATGGACAAGGTTTAACGGCATAATAGTTTATAAACCCAATAAAGAACACCTGCAACTACCGAAACAGATATCGAGTAATTCAACCAATGCAGGGGTAAAAGACCTGCTTGCAATACAGATGCAATTACTGCAAGAGATATCAGGTGTGCATAGTGCTA